ATTAAAGCAATAAATAATAAGACTACTACGCCTGTAATTGGATTTTCCATATCATACTCCTTTTCTCAATCCACTTGTTCGTAGAAATCTATTGACATCCGCCAGGTCATATAGCACTTTCCCGTTGAGAGAAGAACGTTTAAAACTAAAATTGCCTTCATCTCTCCACTCACTCAATTTAGTGCGTCCCCAGCCAGTTTCTTTTTCAAGTTGTTTCATCGTCACCCACTCAATAGACTTAGAGTTTTTTGTCTGGGCTATTTTTAGCGCTTCTCTGTTTAAAGCAATTAAATCTTCAAGTAATTCTTTTCTAAAATCTGGACCAAAAATTTCAATCGCCATGTGCATCTCCTCCTCTTTTGTGTTATAATCTAAGTAGTTATTTTCGTAAGTCGCTGTCCCCGCAGTGGCTTTTTTTCTTATCTAAATTCGTCTAAGCTGATACCTTGATTTCATCTTCACATCAAGAATTCAAAATGCCGTTTGTCTACTTGTTTACAGACCAAATAATCGGTGTTTCGCTTGGGAAATATTCGATTGGTCAGTAATCTCTAGTTTCTCGGCTAGCGTTTTGGAATCTACTGTTACCGCAATAGATTCTTTTTTATTTCCGCTATACGGATATTGTTTTGGTCTCATATGGTTCTCCTTTCGTTAGTTTTGTTTCTTTCTTACCCAATCAGTTCAAGTTCAGTCTGTTTGTTCAACAGATTAATTTTTCGTTTAGTATTCGTGCACGGTTCCCACATAGCGATATATTCAAGCGCCTCTTCTTTCTTAGATTTAGACAATTCAGCGTAGCTATTGAGATCAAATTCTGCTTTGAAATCAAGTTCCATTTCTCGGAATACTTCACTTGAAAAACGATGCTTTCTGCCTTCCTCGTCTACTTTAAAGGTTTTATAAGCTTTTGCAGATTTTCCGCCCATACAATCAATGACACGTTTACGACGTTTTTTAGTAATCATATTAATAATTCCAGGATGTAAATAAGATGTATCCATGATTTCTTGAATATCATTCTGCGCTTGCAATAATCCTTTTTCTAAGTTATCAACCTTTTCTAAAGTCACTGTCTGCATTTTTGACATTTCAATCAGTTGTTGAGTTGTTGTTAGTTCATTCATAAGACTTCTCCTTCTAAAATTTCAGTGTTCTTACGCTTCATATCAAGGTCTTTAAAGAGCTTTAGACCTCTATCGACCAAGCTATCGAACTCTTGCTTAATAAGCCCGTCACGCTGGATATAGTGCGTTTCATCAGCATAGATAAGTCCGCTCATTTCAAGTAATAGCAAATCGCCTTTTTTGGAGTAGTTCAGTGATATTCTTGTATGATGCAATCTTCTTTTGATAGCTATTGAGTTTACCTTCTGACTGTTTAATCGCTTCTGTTAGCTCATCATACTTAGCTGATTTATGATTGACCTCATCACGCTTAGCATAGAATTCTTTAAGTTGACTTTTTAAATACTCCTCGTGCTGCCAAGGCATCATCAACCATCTTACTTAGTTCTTTATTCTTGCCAAGCAAAGTCTGATTAAGTTGCTTAGTGCTTTCATAATCATCAGGAATAACTTCTTTGATAACTTCTTTTTCAACGATTTTAGCACTCAAGGCTTGCTCTGCTAAATTCTCTTTTTGTTGCTCTAAACGAGTATTTTCAGCTTTTAGTCGGTTGTTCTCTCGCTTGATTTCTTGCAACTCTCTGACAGTTGGGTTATCGCCACTTTCAATCCGTTCAATCTGTTCTTGCTTTTGCTCGTCTGGTAGGGTGGCTATGAGGTAGAGGGCTGTGCTACCTAAATTACTCAACGTTGAAGAATTTGGAAGTTCATTCGCCACTTTTCATCATGCGATTAGCTTCAGGTTGATTTATTCGAGTTTTCCAACCCATTCCATAAATTGCCCATGCGCTAAGTCGTTCTCTTTAACGTGGTTTAACCGTCTGCCAATTTCCCAAATAGACTGCCCTGCAATCTGCTTGTGATGATTAATTTCTAATTCAATTTGTTGCAAGTTATTTGATAATGTTACTTCATTCATATTGTCCCTTTCTAGCAATGTGTTGATTTAAGTTCCCATTTTTGGTGACTTTCTAGGTAAAAAAAATTTGAGCAATTGGCATTTTAAAAAAATCTGCAATTGCAAACATCTCATCTTGCGTAAACTGCGCTTCTCCTCTTTCTTTTTTACCATATTGATTTACACTGACATGAATGACAGACGACAACACTTCTTGAGATAATCCTTTTTCTTTTCGCAGTTTATACAGAAGAATTTGCATTCCCCCACCCCTTTCTATCTGTTTTTTAGTACCTCTAATCTGCTTATAATGTGAGCAGAAAGGAGGTGATTATATGGATAAATTAACAAAAGATGCCAAGTTTCTTTTAAGTTCAATGTATGTCAAATACAACGAGAGACGTAAAGATAAAATTTCTAAAGAAGAGTCTCGCAATTTCGAAGATATTCAATTCATCAAAGAAAATATCATGAATGAATGGTCTGAAGAAGATGTATTAGATACTTGTTTTGAACTTAGAAAACATGGTTATATTTCAGCGACGGCTGCAAGCGATACGCTTTATCTAATTTCGTTAACAACCGAAGCTATCGCTGAACTTGAAAAACAAGACCAAAGCCAAGACTTTATCTGGCAGGATAGAATATTGGCTTGAGATTTGCTAAGAAAATAAAGGATGCTAATCCCTTTTGCTTAGAAGCTTTTTCGGACAACGCTTTATCTTTTAAGTGTTTGAGTCCAAATGGATCTGATTGAATATCTAATATTATTTTTTCCATTTGTTCCATGTTTTGTTTCATTTCTTCTCTGTAAGAATTTTGAGCTTTGAATTCAGTCGCAATGGATTCAAGGCTTTTGCTATACTTGACAAAATTTCTTTCATAATTCCCCACCTCCTTTCTAATTTGGAATTAATCTAAAACAACATAGCTTTAAAATTTTCTGTGGTATAATTTAAATAAAATTGTGAGGTTGAAATGAATTTTTTTAATTTTTATTGTGTGTTTTAAGTTTACAAGTGAATATCTAATAAAAAATTGGATAGCTTTAATAGCTCTGTTTCTATCTTATTTCAAACTACCGAAGAAATAACTTACAAGTCGAGTTAATTGCTGCTCCTGTTTCAGATTGGATTTTGAGCGTTATTTTAGACAACGGTGAAAGCATATATAATCCAAATGGTACATTAAGAGCTAACATTAAAATCATCAATCCTTCTAATGTTGATGTAAGCTACTTCGACTTGATTGTTTTTGATTAAAAACAGAAAATATCAGCATTATTACCAAAAAGTCAAAATAATATAATTAACGATTTAACAGTAGAGAGCTATAGCCGCAGTACAGCCTGATGGCAATACAATCCTTATCGAGGTTCCAGAGGCAGATTTGTGGAGTATTAAAAGCCCACAGTATGACAAGGATGGATTTAATCATACAAACATCTGAAATCACAGATAGACTCTTTGGTTGCTTTTAAAGTAGCTAAAAAGAAAAAACTATTTAAAGCTAATAAAGCAGGATATGTTAATTCACCTATCAATCATTTTCTGCGTCATTCCCTGTGGAATTATCAAAAAAACCGCACTACGAGGATATCCTAAAAGATTTGCATGAGTGAGAGCAGATTTTCTTGTGTGAAATATCTTGGAAGAACCTAGTACACCTATTTAATTTTTTCCATGCCTTCCCTCCTTTCCGCCCTAACGGGCTTTTATTTTGTAATAAACCAAGCTACTAACCAAGAAATACCACCTAGCACTAACAGTGCTGGCAATACGCCGCCTTCAAATTCAATACTTGTTTTTCCTTGCCATCACGACTAGTAACGTGTGTTCTAAATCGCCTAGCATTAGTTTTTTCCAATTCATTTTGTACCTCCTAAAAATGTTATAATCAACTTATCCTAGCAGAAAGGAGGATAAGCTAATGAAAATTTCTAATTCAAAAGATTTAGCTCTCGCTATTGTCGCTTCTTCTAGCCCTACTTTGTCTATCGAAGATAAAATCAAACTTTACGAAGACGCCTATGAAGCTGTAGAGGCTCACAATAAGCCTATCATTGAAGCTGAAAACGAACGACGAGCAAAGGACGTTGAAGCGTTTTTAGATACATTTGGTAGATAAAATGCCGAAATCTTCTAAATAGCTTCCTAATTTAAGATACCCTATTGCTAGCTCGCACCTAGCGATTGGGTCTTTTTCTTTTGCGTATGCTTCTTCAATATCTGAAAACATTTTTTTGATATTAGCTATAAAAGCACGTTGACTTTCAATATCAGTCATTTTTTTATTCCTCTCTATTTTCTTGAAAGAAGTAACCACTATGATATAGTAAGTATAACCCCTTTAAGGGTGGGGGATTTTCAACCCCCTATCCGATTACCTCGTAATCAGATATTTTATTTTGAGCCTAAACCAAAGAATCTGTATTTCGAATTCGAGTTCTTTGTGTTTAGGTTTTTTATTTCGCCTACTTTCCATCAGTGGCTACCTCCTTTCGTTTTGCTTAATTCCTTAAGCTTGATTATAGTATATCACCATTTTGGTGACCAGTCAACACTAAAGTTTGTAATTTTTGTAAAAAAAGTTTCCTTTTTGGTGATTTAGTGATATATATTAGCAAATCAAAAGGAGAAAACACCAATGGAGCTCAATCAGTATGTAGGCAATAAAATAAAACAATTCAGATTAGAGAAAAAATTAACTCAAACCCAACTCGCAGATCTTCTTGATACAACCAAACAAACAATAAGTAGATATGAAAAAGGCGATAGAAAAGCAAATCAAGATGTTTTGTTTGCTTTGTCTGACCTATTTGAAAAAAACGATTGATGATTTCTTCCCTCCTATAACCAAAGAAACTGCCGTACAACTTCAACAGCAATCTAGCACCACAGAAATCAACCAACAAAGTCGCTCTATTAGACAAAAAACTCAAGGAACCTCGTCACAGTGATTGGATTTCATACGGTGATAAATTATTAGAACAACAAAACACAGTAGAAAACAGTAAGAAATACAGTAGTAGAATTATTCTCTTACAACTACTACGACCACGCAGCTTCAGCTGGTACAGGTCAGTATCTGAATGATGTGCAAGTAGAAACAATTGAATTACCAGTTGATTATGACGCTGATTTTGTTATTCCGGTCTATGGTGATTCTATGGAGCCCGATTATCATTCTGGTGACTATGTCTTCGTAAAGCTATCCGTAGAGCTCGTAGATGGCGATATAGGAGTGTTTGAGTATTACGGTGACGCTTATATCAAACAGTTGCTTATAAACAATGAGGGAGCGTTTTTACATAGTCTAAACGATAAATATAGTGATATCCAAATCGATAGAGATAGTGATTTTAGGATTATTGGCGAAGTTATGGGTAGTTACAGGGAGAATTAATATGCTGGAAAAAGTTGAACGCTTAATCTCGGAAATTAATAACTATGTGTAATATCTGAACCACGTTAGACGACGTTAAAGACTTTAACGTTTACAGATTTATGAAAGTTTACAAATTAAAAACAATAGCGAACGAAGCTATGGTTGTCAATGAGTTTAAAAAATTAATTTAAATAATAACGTGCAATACCTGATCCACGTAAAAAGCTGGCAGGGAGATTTTTATGGAACAATCTGAAAAGAAAGTTTTGCCTATTATTGCAATTATAATTGGCGCAATTGCGTTAATTAGCTCATGGATGCCATTCATTAACAACGGATCGTTTGTTATTGCTATAATTGCGTTAATTATTGGATTTTTTTGCGTTATTTTTTAATAGAAAACGCAAAAAAACACTAACTTATGTTAGTATCGTTATTTCAATTTTAGCAATGATAATTGTTCTAGTTACACAATCAATGTATGGTAAAGTGATCGATACCGCAAGCAAATCATTCGATAAAACATCAAAATCATACGAATCCTCTTATAGCAAGTCTTCTTCTATCGAAGCTTCTTCTTCTAGAGCAAAAGTTAAAAATGCGGACGCTAAATTTAAATGGTCAGAATCTTATTTCAATTCATTGATCAAAGGTCAAACAACTTACGACGAAGTTGTTGCAAAAGTTGGAAGACCTAATAGTGTATCTGACAGCACGGACTACGATATTGAAACAGATGCTGAGGTACCTTCAAAAGATTGTGGTTGGGACTTGAATGATGGTTCGTATTATGCAAGCGTATCTATTCATTTTATTCAAAAAAATGGCGTACTAGTTGTTGATTCTAAATCAAGCAACGGATTAAAATAAATGATAAACAAAAAGCCCCACGCTCAAATTTTGGTCGAGGAGAGCGTGAAGTAAAACTGTAATTGACCTTTAATAAGGTCTTTTACTATACCTTATTAGTTAAATTTGGAGATGATAACCAATGCGAATAGAATCATATAAAAAGAAAAACGGTACTACTGCTTATCGTTTTCGAGTATATATAGGTGTTATTGATGGAAAGAAGAAATATATAAAGCGTAGTGGTTTTACATCTAAAAAGCTGGCAAAGCAAGCGTTAATAAATCTACAACAGGAAATAGAAAACCCAAAAGACAAGTCAACGTTATTATTTAAAGATTTAACAAAAATCTGGCTAGATAATTATGAAAAAACCGTTCAAGGCAGCACATATTTAAAGACAAAAAGAAATATCGAAAATCATATTTTACCTTCCCTTGGCAGTTATCAAATAAAAGATTTGACACCCTTGATTATCCAGAAATACGCTGATGAGTGGTCAACTAAACTCAAATATAGCTCGAAGATTGTTGGCATTGTACGCAATATTTTAAACCACGCTGTTAAATTCCAGTACATCACTTCCAATCCATCAGCTCCAGTCTCTGCCCCTAAAATTCAAAGAACGATAAACAAGAAAAAGGATTACTATAATAAAGACGAGCTAAAAGAGTTTGTGCAATTAGTATATAATACTGATGACATTAATATAATAGCAACTTTTAGGCTCTTAGCATTCACTGGTTTGCGAAAAGGAGAAATGCTAGCTTTGACATGGAAAGATTATAGAAATGGAACGCTAGACGTTAATAAAGCTATTACAAGAGATATCGCTGGTGAGCACATTGGTCCCACAAAAAATAAGTCAAGCGACAGATTAATTAGCTTGGACCCCGAGACGATGAATGTACTTGACAACCTTCACAAAACATATCCAAAAACGAAATATATTCTTGAATCAGCTTCAGGTAGGTGGATTTCGCCTACACAACCTAGAAGATGGCTTGTACAAATATTAAGGGATTCAATATCAAAACTCGAACCAATACGAATACATGGATTCAGACATACACACGCTAGTTTGTTGTTTGAATCTGGACTTACTCTAAAACAAGTGCAGCATCGTCTAGGTCACGAAGATTTGAAAACAACCATGAATACCTATGTACATATTACTGAAACTGCAAAAGATGAAATTGGAACTAAATTCTCTAAATATATTGATTTTTAAAAAAAAGAGACCCAAAAAGAGCCACAAATTTTATTAATCATTGATATAACAATACTTTTTAAACTCCCACCGGCTCCATAAATACTTACCGTAAGTAGTCATAACTTACCAAAACCTTGTCATATCAAGGTTTTTTCTTTTTATCTTGTTCGTTGATTACCGTAGTTTTATATAAAAGGGAGACCCAAAAAGAGACCCAAAACTTTTTATAATTTCTCTTCACTTAAAAATGATATAGCTCTTCTAACACATCAACCACTCTCTCAACTGCCACAACTTCATCATCTCTCACTTTTTCGTGCGGTAACACATAATCAAAAATCTGTTCGTTTTTGCGCACAATCGCTACTGTGTTCCCTGAAATATAGCCTTTATCAATCGCTTCTTTAAACTCATCTATATATAACATATTTTATCCTCCACTTATCTATTCGATAAAAAATGAGTCTGTCAATAATCTTGTGTAAACACTCTAGCAAAGCTGATATTGTTAATCAAATAGGCTTTCAAGTGTGTCCGTACATTGGCCAAAACCTTTGTGGATTCGTTGTCCTTGCTTGAAGTTGTAATCACTAAATAGTGTGACGAGATAGCGTTCTAGGGATTCTTCATTGGGAAAGACGACTTTCTTTTTGGTTTGACGTTTGATTTCTTTTTAAGTGATTCAATAAGGTTGGTCGAGTAGATACTTCCCCAGATCTGATGAGGAAATTCATAAAAGATCAATAGATTTTCGATTGATTCTAAGGTCTCTATTACCTTCTTGTAGTGTGGTTTCCACTCAATTGATAAAGCTATCTAAGGCTTGCTTTGCTTCCTCTACATTGATCGCGCGATAAATTGTTTTAAACTGCTCCAAAATTAGAGCACGATCTGCTCGTTTCACCTTACTTGCAATATTTCGGCCAATATGGACAAGGCAACGCTGTTGTTTGGCCATTGGAAGGCTTGCTGGATAAGCTGATCAAGTCCATTAAAACCATCAGTCACAACAGAGAGACTTGTTGTACACCTTGACCCTTAAGTCTTTCTAGAAGGTCTGACCACGAAGCATTGTTTTCATTGGGTGCGATGTCATATCCAAGGATAGCCTTATGCCCATATGATGTGGACGCCTAGTGCAATGTGGATGCATTCCTTACTAACTGTACCACGTCTCAGAGGAAGGTAAGTCCCATCAAGATATAATACGGTATAGTTAGCTTCTAAGGAACGTTCATGAAAGCTAGCCACGTTTTCCTGTGTCGCTTTCGAGATATTAGATACTGTTGCTGGACTGTAATGATGACCATACATACGCTCAATGATGTCGCTGATTTCACGTGTTGTGACTCCCAGTTTGATAAAGCTTGATAACCATTTCTTCTAAATGATTGTCTCGACGACCGTAACTTGGGATTAAGGCTGGACTGAACTCCCCGTTTCGATCTCTAGGGATCAACAAATTAACAACACCATACTTGGTCTCAATCGACGTGTATAAGCACCATTACGACTATTACCGGTGTGTGTAACCTGCCTTATCGTATGGTTCATAGCCAAGGAAGGCGGATAGCTCCACTTGGAGAAGGTCATTCATGGCAGTTTCAAGAGACGAACGGAAAAATTCATCAATATCTTGTTTTTGAGCTAGGAAGTTAAGTAATTCTGTGGTAAACTGGGTCATGGGAATAAATCTCTTTCTAGTGAAGTCTCGCAGCTCTACTATACAGGATTTATTCCTTTTTGTGTTTACACAAGATATTTACACTACCTAAAAATCCTAAAAATAGACAATTTTAAATTTTTCTGTTCTGATAGACAAAAAGATAAATATTTTAAAAAAAGTATTGACTTTATATAGTACATGTATTATAATTAATATATAGAAAGGAGGAAGATATGAGGATATCAGAAATTGCTGATTTGCTTACTTCAATCGGAACTCTACTGATTGGTATAGCAAGCATAATCACAGCAATAAAAAAAGAACCTAAAAAGAAAAACCGGCCACGGAGATTCAAATAAGGTTCTAGTAGTAGTTTGGGGCTCAAGCCCCTTGCCACTACTGATAGTATATCATATCTAAGACAAATATGAAATATTTGATTATTTTCGCAATTTGTTTAGTTGTATTTTACTTTATTAACAAGGATGATTGAAATGGATAAAGAATTAACACCTCAAGAAAAAGCAAATAAAAAGTTGGGCAGAAAACAATAGAGAACATAGAACCTATCTATCAAAACGATCTACTGCTCGTAGTTTTATTAACAAAAATGCTACAAAAGAAGACTTATTAGAATTAAAACAATTAATTGAAAGCAAACTCTAGACACACAAAAAAACCGCCCTCAATAGAGAGCGGTTAATATTTATTCAGTTTTTCTTTGACAGCATCTACTGCCTCTTCAACAGCATCTTTAGCATCATCTGCTAGTTCTTTACCTTTAGCAATTGTTTTTCGACAAATCCTTTTGCTTCTAACTCTTTATCACCGGTTAGCTTCCCTGCACCTTCTTTAAGACTGCCTGACGCTTGTTCAACTTTTGCTTTTAGTTTTTCTTGTGACATAATGTGCCCTCCTTATTATTTTTATTAATCATAACATCTATATCTTTCTTTAGCAAATAAAAAGCAAGAACCGCTAGTGTCAGGCGATTCTTGCTAGTGTGATTATCTCATGGTTATGCGAGTATGTCAATAGAGGTAATCAGCACAAAAGGTATGTTCTAAATCCAAGTTATTGATTTTATAGCAGTATGCCGAATTCGCTTGTAGGGGTTGTTTCGGCTCTCATGCAACGTAGCTGGCCTAAAGACCCCTGTCTCATCTCTTTTTAATCCTACAACAACTAATTTCTTCTTGTTGTCTTTATAAAAAACAACACTCAATTTCATTGTATTTTTAGTTAAATCCTTATCTAAAATACAGACGTTAACTCTAAACTGATAGAATATTTCATATAAAAAATTATAATTATCGACTCTAGGAAGAACTTCTCTAAAATTTGGATGTTTTGAATAATTCGATAAGAGGAAAACATCTGCTTTCACAGCTTCAACCCAATTTGTTGCGCGATACTTTGTTTTCAACTTATGAATACCTAGAAGATGATACAAATCTCTTATATCAAATAAAATCATAAATTCGGGTAAATGCTTAAAATTAGTCTCAACTTTACACCTTTTCCCACAAAAATTTAGCTCATAATCATTAACTATTTCTTTGAGATCCACTATCAAAAAACTTTCTACAAAATAAAAAAAGCACGGACCGGAAATATCCTCCGGTCAGGGCTGACGATTAGAGGTGCAAAACTCTAACTCTCTATTGTGCTTCTTAGGCTTATCGCAAGAGAACAGTTCTTAAGCTCTGCCAAGCCGTATGATGTGCTTTCAGTCATACGCCCGTATCACTACGGGTTCAACGAACAACGAAGACGTTGGGTTAGAAAGGATGATAAATGAACGAAATTTATCTTCTATAACCACCCTCATTATGACATGTCTTGAACTTTTTGTCAATAAATGCGAAATTTTTTGCAATAAAAAACAGCCCCCGCAAAGCGAGGGCATTTGTCTTATCTAAAGGAGCTTTACCTCCTGTTTTATACTTGTGTGGCATTAGCTAAATACTTATCTTCGACCCATTGGTCAGACTGAGAAGCATTAATGCGTGACCATCCATTCACTTTTTCGTAGACTCTTACGCGAGTTCCTGCTTTGATAAATTCTTTATCAGCGCTACTTGCGTTTGGCTTAGACTCTACATAATAGTCTGTGCTAAGGGTTGCTTCGTAGTAAGGTACATTTGAGTTGTCTAATTTAGTGTTAGTATCTAGCTTTTGATTAAAAGTAAGCTGGCTTTGTGGTGCTTGTGGTTTGTCAATCTTAGGTATATCCACTTTGCTACTATCATCTGCTAATAATACAATATTTTTATCTAAACCACCTGCTATTCCTACGCTTGTAAACTGCCACCAGCGCACGCCGTCCATAGATGGAAAATAGTCCCACAGTGGTTCAGAGCGAACCTCATAATCGGGATAGCCTGCAATCCAAATACTATTAGGGTATTTAGCAATAATCTGCTGATAATCAACATTATTAAGCGTAAATGGCTTATAGCTATAATAAACAGGTTTGTAACCAGCACTAGTGATTTTATCCATAAATGCAATAACTGCGTTTGTGTTGGCTTGCTTGTCTGCGCTTGCGGAATCTTCATAGTCAATGACTAAATAAGATACCTTCTTACTTGGTAAATTGGACAGAAATAAATCTGCTTCTCGTTGCGCTAAGCTGCTATCTCCTCCAAATCGTCCAAAGTGATAATAACCAATCGGGTCACTAGTATTAGCTTGTTGCTGATGCCTGTCAGACAGCCAAGCGAGTGACTCAGATACTTTGATAATCGTTTTAGTAGTGCCAGCTTGCCGACAAGTAGCAGTTAAGTCTGCTTGTTGATAAGCTGATACATCAATAAAGTAATCGCCTTTATTTAGTCCTATATTACCTGTAACAGTAACTGCATTTTTAAAAACTTTTGGTCTAAACGCAGTAGGATAAGTCGCTGAATATGGTATTTTTACTAAATTATATGCTCCGTTTGCTCCACCCTGGTTTTGACCTAAAAACCATCCGTATCCACTACCTGCATCACTATCAAAAATAGCCACATGGCTATACGGTGTAACACCTGCAACTACCATAAAAATTGCGACATCGCCTGCTTGCATAACTTCCACTTCATCAAAATAGTTTAAGATACCATTTTCGTGACGTTGCTCCCATATATCCCTTGCGTATCCTGTATTTGTACAGTTTGCGTATGGCACACCTAAAAATCTACAGTAATCTGCATAACCGTCCCAACATTGCGCACCAAATGAGCCATCAATATCATAAGCGTTACCATTTGAACGACTTTTATATTCTTGGTATGTAGCCATTTATCCCTCCTCTTTAAAAATCAAATAAAATGGATAAGCAAAAAAAGCAATCACAGATAACGGCACATACAGTATTGCAATTGCTAGTATTAATGCTAATCGTGTGATTGCTTTCATTTTTATCCTCCTATTTTTTGGGCTCGTGGTAATTCAATGCTTGTTCGCTATCTGATAGCCCTTTTGTTGTTGGGTCTGTAACAACTCCAAGCAATACCAAAAGCGTTACAGCTGTGTTGGCAATATCCACAATGTTTGATGGTAATTTAATACCTAATTGCTGCGCTAGCAAAAATATAGCTCCTAAAATAGCCATCAAAGTTACTTTGTTTTGTAGTCGTAATTTTAAATTAATCATGTTTATTTCTCCTGTTAAATAATGTTTTTATCTGCTCTTTGTTGACGATGATGTCGTCTTCCGTCTTTCCGAGTCGTTGCTCGTGTATATCCAAAATTTTATGGATATTTTCTCGGTCACGCTGTGAGTCTTTTAGCTCGTAAGCCAGCTCTTTTATCGTGTCTTTGAGGGCGCTCATTGTATCCTCGTTCTTTTGCATAGCAGTTTTAAATGGATTGACAACAAACGCCCACAAGCCAATTACCGATAAAATAGCCCCACTCGCAGCACCAATTTGTAATATGTCAATGTTCATCTATTGCCTCATTTTTCTTCCGTCCCAACCGTTGATACTTCGATTAGTTTACGTACTCGCTCACGACAAAAAGCTGGAACGTCATCAATAGTAATCCACCCAAGTTCAATCTGCATTGCAAAGTAATTAATCATCATTGTTTTTTCTCCTTTTTTGTTTTTAAATATGTGTACTGCTATTTTCGCTAGCGTTGTTAAGCGTTGTATCATTCAATTTCCCTCCGTCAGCCATTGTCTTAATCAAATCGTTAACAGTTGCTGACATCAGTTTAATCATATTTTCCGCTTTATCTGATTGCGCCTTTGACTTAGCAATTGCGTCATTAATTTTTTCAAATTGTTCTGCTTCTGCTTTGTCTTTGTAAAGTTGCTCAAAGATAAGCTTTTCACACGTTTTTAAAGTTTCAGCAAACTTCTTGTCGTTTTCTTCCGCTGGTAGCGTCACTTCAAAATTTGCTTTGATTGTGCTAGATTCGAATTTTAAAATAGCTTTAACTTCTTTAATACTATTATCTTCTAACATTACAGGATATTTGTTTAAAATTTCCAATAGTTTTCCTCCTTTTAAATTATCCAATTAATTTGTCCTTTAACATTAACCGCCCATTTTGACGGATTAAACCACAGAATACGACCATCTGCGCTCACTTGTACATTTAAAACATTCAGTTGTACAGTCCAAGCAGTAACCGCAAACATCATGTCACTAGGTATCAAATTCGTAGGCATAGAGCCAACCGTCAACTTATCTATGCCGTTCGTCGCAAAGTCGTACTTAACGGTGACTGTACTGCCTGTCTGTCTATAACTAAAACCATTTCCGATTGACCGCCAGCCTGAGTCTATCGTTTTAGGTAAGCTATCTTTTTTAACATACTCACTCCAACCGCTCCAAACACCGTTTTCCAGCAACCGCGTAAATATAGTTTTATTTGTGCGGTCGTAAAATTGTTGATAAGCATAGTTGGCTGTCTCATGTCTTACAACTGTTACATAGCCTTGTCCAGATCCAGAAGGTCTGTTAGATCCGTAAGAAACACAATAAAAACCTGTATCTTGTAGAGTATTTAAATCTGTTGCATCATGCCTAAAAGAGCCACCATTATTTAAAGCTAGCTGTTTTTGCTGTATAGGTTTACCATCAGAATAAATATTTCCTGCGACATTTAAAGAACCTGTGCCATCAATTTTTGGTAATGTTCCAATTCCGACGCTGTTTTTATGCCACGACAGCGGAAAAGACTCCGTTGATACGGTTCGTTTAACGGGTGTACCGCCTCCGCTTGCGCTAAAAACATCACTAAGCAAACCATAGACATCAAATGATTTGTCAGCTCCATACGAGCCACTAAGTGTAGCGGTTGAGTTAATCAACTCTGAGACAGAGGTATAAGTACCGCTTGCGTTTGATGTGTCTATTGTAAAGCTCGTTGTATTAAGTGGTGCTGTTTTAAAAGTCAGCGTCATTTTATTTTTTTGTACGCCATCGACAATAAGCGGGGAGATTTTAGCATTACGAGTAACTACCAGCTGGTCATTTTTAGCCCCTGCACGTGTGACAGTAAAGCTAAACGCTGGCGGGGAGTATGGTATAACGTTGATTTCTGTTGTCACAGGGTCTGACACCCTGCCCCTACTATCTGTAACTGTAGCTTTAATAGTCGCTTTGCCACTAAAGTTAAATATCCCGAGCGGACCACCATTTTGCTGCGTGGATTGGTTTTTGCCAACCACCTCCGCATAATAACTAGCTATCGTCGACCCGTACGTTCCTGCAGCACCATTAAAAGTGACAATTGGATTGGACACAATTTGCACAAAATTATTAGCACCTACTAATGCAGATACTTTTTGATTTGTATCCGATAAAACAAGACTAGAAATTTTAGGTTTAACACTATCAGGTAAAGTCAGATAAAAAATAGCGGTCGACGTCCCAATGACAGAACCGTTAGATTTTGTATCAACATATATTGTTCCCGGGCTGCTAGTTGCATTTGGAATCGTACTAGCCCAGTCTAAACTTGTTTTAAAAGTTGTTGAGCCTGATATATCGCTAGCAACTACCCCTGTTATACCGTTGACATTATATCTGACATCGTGTGTAAAACCACTTGAGCTTTGATTGATATTAACAATTATAGCGTATCGTCCCAAAATAGCCGCTAGATACAGATACAGTACTTGCACGAGATAGCTTAGTTAATTTAAATTGTTGGTCTGGTATCGTCAACGTTCCGGGTGCGTATCCGCCTGGACCTAATAACTTAGCAGCAACAACGACTGTTTTG